GAAGATCATGCCCGCAGGCTTGACAGAGGGGATTGAACATGGCGAAGGGTGATTTTATTGGTTTGCCCATTGCCACCTTAAATTCCCTGCGTGATAAGTATATTACTTGCTTGGAGGCAATTGCGGTGGCAGGTGCAAGTTATTCTATTGCTGGAAGATCATTCAGCAGGGCAAATTTATCTGAGGTGAGAGAGATTATTGCAGAATTGACCATTGCAATTCAATCTGCATCTGGCACAAGAATCAGAACCACCTATGCAAAATTCGGCCCATGAAGCTTAAACAGACATTCCTGGATAAGCTTGTTTCATTTGTAAATCCCCAGGCTGGGGTTCAGAGGCTGATGGCTAAAAAAGCCCTAACAAAATTTGAATATGATGCAGTGAAATACACCAGGGAAAGGCGGGGGCCGAGCAATCTATCTGGTGCAGAGGACTATAGATCAAATTATGATCGTGTAGAACTGATGAAGAGGGCAAGAGACCTGGCAGAAAACAATGGCCTGGTTCGCTCCATCTTGATGAAGTTTGCAAGCCATGTTGCATCAAATATCACATACCAGGCCAGAACAGATAAGCCCAAGGTAAATACTGAAATTGAAGCCTATTGGAATCAGTGGTTTGAGAATTGTGACCTATCAACCAGACATACAGGCTCAACCCTTATGCAGGTTGCAACCATGTCCATGCTCCGCGATGGAGATTTTCTTTTTGTATTGGTCAGAGATAAAGATGGAGACTTGAGGCTCCAGGGAATTGAATCTGATAGACTCGGCGACCCTTACAAAACTTATACAAGCTTGGAGCTTATTGGTGGTATTCACATTGATAGAGGAACAGGAGCACCAACTGCCTATGATATTTATAATCGTAGCATTGGAGATTTTTATACATACCAGGCAACTATTCCAGCAAGCCAGGCATTCCACTATTTTGACCCACTTAGGATTGATCAATATAGGGGTGTGTCTGCTTTCCATACAGCCATAAATGATGCCACTGATATTTATGATATTGTGAACTTTGAAAAACTGGCCGCAAAGGTTGCCAGTTCACAGAGTGCAGTTGTGAAAAGGTCGAACAATAATGCCTCTGACCTTAGTGCATTAACCACAGAGGAAAACTTTGATAATCAACAAATTAAGTTGGAATCAATGGAATCTGGAAAGGTTAGTTATCTTGAGCCTGGAGAGGACATTATTTTCCCAGACGGCCCTAGCAGACCCAGTGGAGCCTTTGCAGAGTTCCATAAAATTTTGCTGAGAAACATTTGCATGGGGCTTGGAATCCCATACTCCTTTGCTGTCGACCCATCTGCAATGTCCGGCCCAACAGCCAGGCTTGAAATGCAACAGGCTGGAAGAACTTTCAACAGATACCAGAAGCTTCTTAATGATAAGGTTCTGAGCCCAATCAAGAACATTGTTATTGCTGATGCTGTAGCCAGGGGAATTATCAGTGGGAATGGAGCCAAAACAACCAAAGGCTTTTTCAACTTTGGAGCAAATGTCTCTATCGACCTTGGACGGGAATCTGCATCAGCTATTGCAGAGTTCAAGGCTGGACTGAGAACTGCTTCAGATATTTACTCTGAAAGGGGTATGGATGTTGAAGCCGCCTTTAGGGCAAGAGCTATTGAGACCAAAATGATTCAAGACCTGGCAAAGGAGTATGGAGTTCCAGCCCAGGCAGTTTCTGAAATTCTACTTCCCACAGGCCAGCCAGCACAACAAGGCCAACCAGGGCAAACAACCCAAGATGGTCAGCAAGTGGATGGCCAAGAGGATGTTATTGGCCAGAGTCTTAATGGAGCCCAGGTTGCCTCTCTTATCAATGTTATCAATGCAGTTGCGGCTGGTGCATTGTCCAAAGAGGGTGCAGTTTCAGTTATCACAGCCGCCTTCCCAACTATTTCAAGGGAACAGGCCGTCGGAATTGTTGCTGGTGTGCAGTCTGGAAAAATCATTCCAACCACAGAAAAAGAAAAACAAGCTGTCCAGGATGGTCAAAAGGATGAAGGCCAGGGTGGGGCTCCAGTTCCAGAAACACCAAAAACCCCAGTTCCTCCAACAGGCCTGGAAGAATTAAAATGCCCACTACCAACTCAAGACATAAAGCTTAATTTAGAGAACAGGCAAACAGCAGTTGATAAGGCCAACTACGGGCCAGCCAATCCAAATGAACCCAATGAGGACTATTGGAAGGCAAAGGCCAATGAGTTCCAGGGTGATGTTGCAACAGCAAAGAAAATGCTTTGTGGTAATTGTGCCGCATTCAATCAAACAAGCAGACTACTTGGTTGCATTAAAAATGGAATTGGTGAAGATGCCAATGAGGTGGCACTTGGTGGAGACCTGGGATATTGTGAAATTTTTGATTTCAAATGTGCGGCCAAAAGAACCTGCGATGCCTGGATTGTTGGCGGCCCATTAACAGATAAAAAAAAAGAAACTGAGCAAGCTCTATCAAGTTTAAGCCAGCAAGAGCTTAAAATGCTCATTGCTGGAATGATGGGTGGAATTGAGTTGGGCAAGTATGATGGCATTGATTTTACCCCACCAGAAGGGGCAAGATTGGCCGCCAAAAGGGCTTTGGCAGTAAGGGAACAGAAACCATCTAGTCAAAAGGGAATGACGCCTGTAGGCATAGCCAGAGCACGAGATTTGATCAATGGAGTTAAGTTCTCTCCAGATACCGTCCGCAGAATGAAGGCATTCTTCGATCGCCATGAGGTTGATAAGAAAGGTGAAACCTGGGACGACCAAGGCAAAGGATGGCAAGCCTGGAATGGATGGGGTGGAGATGCTGGGTATTCCTGGGCAAAGAAAGTAGTTGGCCAGATGGAATCTAGGGATAACAAACAATTGGCACGCCCAATTGCCCAAACACCAGCACCAGCCAAAGACAGAATCAAGGGCTCAGAGCAAAACAAACCCGGCTCTGCGGCAACTAAAAGCACAGGAGGCAAAATTGAGATTGGAGAAGGAACAGAAGAATCCATTAAGAATAAACTAAAGGAATGGAAAGATAAGCACCCAAACAAGAAAGCTCCATCTCTTGGAACTCTAATGAAGGTATTCAGAAGAGGTGCTGGTGCTTACTCAACAAGCCATAGGCCAACCATCTCTGGTGGGGCTCCAAATAGCCGCAATGCCTGGGCAATGGCCAGGGTTAATAAATTCTTAAAGATGGCAGGTGGTGGTGAAGTGAAGAAAAGCTATAGACAGGCAGACGGAGATTTGCTTGAGGCAATTACATCAAATACCAATCTTGCGGCTGGTGATGGGCTAAATCCTTGTGGCATGAAAGATGACGGAACTTTCGATGATGAAAATGAATGTGCTCAAGGCTATGGAAGGCCAAAACTTGTTGGTGGATATACCCCTAAAAGGCCTGGCGGAAAGATTCCGACAAAGCCAGTAAAGCCAACACCAACAGGAACAAAGCCAAAGCCACCACTTCCACCACCCCCTCCACCACCGTCCCCTACTGGTGGAACAAAGCCTACAGATGAAAAGGAATCTAAATTTCCAAATTCGAAAAAGGAATATGACAGCAGGGAAAAGGCATCTCTTGAATCAGCCATTAAAGGAAATCAAAAGGAACTTGATTCAGTAAGACAAGCAGTCATCAAAAAGTCAGAAGATACGCTAAAAGAAATAGATTCTGCAAAAAATAATATTGCTGAATCACAAAAACAATTAGAGGAACTTAGAGCAAAAGCAAGACCCCTAAGAAATGAGGCTGAGCAATATAGAGAATCAGACCCCAAAAAGTATATTGAAATACGAAGAACACTAGACATTGAATATGCAAAAATTAATAAACTGGAGCAAAACATTGAAGAGCAAGAAAAAAAAATAAAAACAGCAAATGAAAAAGCCAGGCAAATTGGATTTGCTGAAATCAAAAAAGATATGCTGGCTGTAAATAAACAGGATGGATTCTCATCAGAGCAATTAGCAAAGGCAACCCAAGGGCTAAAAGAACAACAACAATCAGCAATTGTTAATGATCGCAAATCACTAAAAGATAGTGCTATTGAATATGTTAAGGCAAGAAGAGAAGCGGCACAAGGAGCATTAAGAGAGATATGCAATCCAAACATTCACACTAAATCATTAACAAGGCCAGTTACATATTGGAATCAGAAAAGAGCAGATTCAACTGCAACAATAGTGCAGTTTGTAGATGGAACAAGAAATTCAACAGGTGGTGGAATAAGGGTTAGCATAGAGACAGAGACAAAAACCTATATGCATGAATATGGGCATCAAATTGAAGATGGAAATCCAGAAGCAAAAGACCTTTGCATGGAATTTCTTAATAAAAGAACTGCTGGAGAAAAGATTCAAAAGTTCCAAAAGACAATGCCAGGCTACGGCTACAAAAGATATGAAAAGGGTTCAGCAGATGGGTTTGGAAAGGCTCATGCAGAACTTTTTCCAGAATTTGATACAAATAATCGGGCATATTATACTGGCAAAAGATATGATGATCAACCTTTTGGAGCTAGTTCAAAGTATATTGGAGCAACAGAAGTTTATTCTATGGGAATGGAATTGCTTCACAGAAATCCAGCAAAGTTTGCCAAGATAGACCCAGAGTGGTTTGATCTAGTTACTGGAATTGCAACAGGAAGATTGCTAAAGAAAACAAGAGGGGTAGAATAATAACTCTTATGATCAAAATTGTTGCTATTTTTTATGATGATGAGAAAACATTGATAACCATAGATGATAAAGGTATTTCAATTGATTCTAAATATGATCAAATTATTAAGCTTATAAAATCAGTATATAGTCGTGCTGTTGGAAATTATGGGCCGTCAGATGGCTTCTTTGGAAAATACTTGGCAATGCAGTTAGATAAGTATGGTGCAGAAATAGTAGAAGTATCAGATACAGAGGAAGATAAAGCAGAGGGGAATGCGGTTTACTAAGTTTTAATGCTTTGACATAACCTTGGCATTTATGCCCTTGCCCCTTCCTACAGGTGACGAATCTGAACAAGACTTTGTTTCCCGATTCATGGGAGATGAAGAGGCAATAAGCAAGTTCCCGGATGAAACCCAAAGGGCGGCTGTAGCATATAGCACCTACAGGGATGAAGAAGAAATGGAATGTGGGGAAAATTGTGAATGCCAAGAATGTGAAATGGAATCTGGAGATTTTGGAGGGGTAAGCATTCTTGAGATTGGTGAGGCAAAGGGGCATGACCTTTTTGTAGATAAGCTTAGCCTAGAGAAGGCCAAGGACATCATGAACCAGGCTCCTAATGGGGTTAAGGTTAAAATGAACCATGGCTCTGGGTTGGATGCAGTCGTTGGATTTGCAAGGAATGCAAGGATTGAAGGAAACAAGCTGGTTGCAGACCTAAAGCTTTTGAAGAGTAGCCAGCACTATGGATTGATTAAAGAGATGGCTGATGAGGCTCCAGACCAGTTTGGAATCTCCCTGGCATTTGTGAATGAGAGTGAATCAATCAATGGCAAGGACTATATCAGACCCCAAAGCATTGCCTCTGCTGACCTGGTATCCAGCCCAGCGGCTACAAATGGCCTGTTTGAAGAAGTTGTAAAATTTATGCAAAAATTCGGCTATGTGGCCGGAGGTAAGCCAATCCCCGTCGATCTGCCCAATGCAGTTGTTGAAGGTGATGGTTTGACAAAAGAAGGAGAAGCAATGGAAAATAAAGAAGGCTATGATTATAAAAAGGATATGGAAGATATTAAAACTCGCCTATCCGCCCTTGAGGATTCTATGAAGCCCAAGGAAGAAGTTAAAAAAGACGAAATGGTTAAGGATGAATCCTCTAAACAGGAAGTTGTCCAGGCTCAAGAAGCCCCCACTATTGCTGTTAAAGAAGAGGACAAAGAAGAAGGTGGATGTGAATCTGAGATGTCAGAAGTTGTTAAAAAAGTTCTGACCCAGTTTGGCATCAAACCTATCCCTGCCTCCCCAGCTGTTGAGGTTGCTCTTGAAAAGAAAGAGGAGCCCAAGAACTTTGAAGCGCTTGTTTCTGCTCATGCAGAATATAAGACTTCGAAGCTGAAGGCCATGAAGGCCGTCATGCTTTCTAACCCGAAAGAATATGCTGAGGCTCTTAGCCGTGGCATTAAGAACATCTAACAAAAGGATAAATAGAAAATGAGCACTCAAATTGATAATGGGTATCGGACTTTCTCAACATCGTCCGCTATCTCTGCTTATCGCATGGTTCAGCCTTCTACCGTCACTGCTGGTGGCGTTGATGTGGCTGTTACTGGTGCGACCAAAGCTATTGGTTCAACCCTTGAAGATGTGGCGGCCGGCGGTTATGTGACCGTGAAGCTGTTCCATCCTACCTTCTTCGCGACCGTAAGTGGCACTGCCGCCGCTGGTGATGTGATGAAATTCGATGCCGCTGGCCAGGTTACGACCTTGGCGGCAAACCTTGTTACTGCTGGAATTGCATTGGAAGCCGCTACTGCGACTTCTGCTGTGATTGAAATTGCAGTGCCAATGTTCTAACCCATAACCAAGAAAGAATAATAATACAATGAGTTTTATTTCTGGTGGCACAACCATTCGGGCCGATATCAACCAGGCACTGGTTGAAGCCCCTAACGCCGAAACTGGCTTGATTGGAGCAGAGGTTCTGCCTTTGCTTCCTGTCTCTGCCAAGAGCGGACAATATCTCAAAGTTCAGCTTGCACAAGCTGACCTGTTGAACAATGACTCTAAGCCCCGCGCGGCCGCTGGTGATTATGCCCGTGCTGTTCGTTCCTTTGGAACTGACACGTACGACACGATCGAATATGGCCTCGAAGAGCTAATTGATGATGGTTTCCGCGCTGATGCTGACAGGTTTTTTGATCTCGAAGCATCCTCGGCTCGCTTCCTCCTCCGCCAAATCAAACTTGGCCATGAGAAGCGTGTAAGTGACCTGTTGTTTGCAAACACGACCCCATTCACAACTGCTGACCAGAGTGCAATCTCTGCCTACACCAATGCGAATCTTTCTAACATTGATGTGGCTGGTGATGTTGCTGGAGCCCGTACCGAGTTGAACAAGCTTGGTTATGAAGCCAACACAATCATCATGTCTGCCCCTGTGTTTGAGCGTATCCGCCGCACAACCAAACTCCAGAACCAGTTCTTTGGTGTTGTTTCTGACACCAAAGGCCGTCTCTTGAGTGAAGCCGAAATTGCCGCCGCCCTTGGGGTGGAGCGGGTTTTGGTTGGTCGGGCCGCAATTAACTCTGCTAATAAGAACAAGAGCTACTCTGGTGGATTCATTGTTCCCAATACGCAGATCATTGTTGCCAATGTGCAAGGTGGTCAGTTCACTGCTGGTGGAATTGGTCGTACCCTGGTGTGGTCGGCTGATGCCCCTGGTGGTTTTGTTTCTGAAAGCTATCGTGATGAAGCCCGTCGCTCCAATGTTCTCCGTGTTCGCATGAACACCAGTGAGAAGCTCATTGATGCTAACGCGGCCGTCCGCATCACCACAAGCTTCGCCTAAAGACTGCTGTTGGTGTGTTCCTGGTGGGGGCTGGAGGGCTAAAACCTTCCAGCCCCTACTTTTTTTGACAATACCATAACAATACTATGGCACAACCAACCACTTCATCTGTTTATTATGATCAGCTTTCTCATGCCGCACGCCCTGGAACCCAGTATGTAACTACAACTGGAACAGCCATCAGCCTGTCTAGTGGTTTTGCTGGTATCTATATTGTTTCGGACGCAAAGTTTTCAAGCATTTCCTCTGCTGTAACTGGCTTTTCTGGGCTTGCTAATGCAACGGCGGCCTCTGCCTCCACGATCAACGCAGGGATTTATCTTGCTGGCACTTGCACGGCTTTTTCTATTCATAGCGGAATTGTTCTTGGCATTGGTGACTAAAAGTCTGTAAGGTTAAATCCTTATGATGATTAAGGGCGGGATTCGAATTAGCAGAATAATCATTAAAAGAGATGCCCCATCTCCACTACTAACCGGATTGCTTGCATATTGGAAGCTGGACAATAACGGAAGCGGGGGAGTTTCTTATTTAGATTCAACTGGAAATTCGAGAACACTTTCTGCTCCCAATGGAACTGGTGGATTATCTTTGGGGGCTGGAATAATAAATGGAAGCGCAACTTTTAATGGAGATGAACAGACTTATTTAACAACAAGCGGAACATTTCTTGATGGCTCAAGAGATGAATATAGCATTTCTGCTTGGGTAAATACATACGAATCACTTCTTTTTATAGTCAATCAATCTACGGGGGATAATTGGGGTGGGTCTTCAATTGCAATTGAGCTTTCTGATGGAAATTTAATTGGAACTGTATTTTGGAGTTCAGGACCTAATTACGACAGGGCAATAGGATCATCCTTCTTAAATGATGAAGGATGGAATCATGTCGCAATGACATGGAAAAGAACTGGCTCAATTAGAGTTTATGTTAATGGTGTATTAGATGGGTCGAATTCTTCTTCTGGAAATTATGCAAATGTTCCAACAGAAAATATTTCAATAAATGGAAATGCTGACGGAACTTTTGCAGTTGGGAAAAATTGCTCCATAGATGAGGTAGGAATTTGGAACAAAGAACTATCTCAAGTGGAAATTGCTGATTTATATAATTCTGGAATAGGGAAAAGCTATCCATTTTAATGGACACATAAACACAAAAAATCCTATTCTGAAATCCTCAATGAAACACGACCTTTCAATTTACTTAATCTCTGGAAATGAGGAAGCCTATATTGCCAGGTGTCTGGAATCATTTAAGCCAATGGCAGAAGAGTTTATTATTTGCATCGCTAGGGGGAGCCTTGAGGCAGACAAAACAGAAGAGATCGCATTGGCTCACGGCGCTAGAATTGTTCATTATAAAAATAAAAACAATGATTGGAATCATGTAGATGATTTTGCCTCTGCCAGGAATACTGCCCTAGAGGCTTGCAAGAATGAATGGGCTTTGTGGGTAGATGCTGATGATGTGATGCAACCAGGGGCAGAAACCCTGGTGGACAATGCCATTGAGGAGGCAAACAAAAGAGGAGCAGATTTGATTGCCTTTAGATACGATGTTCAAAATGCTGGCCTTATCCCGCTGAGAGAAATGGCCAGCAGAAAAGGCAAATGCAAGTGGAGGAACAGGGTTCATGAGGCTCTTGTTGCGAATGAGCCAGATAAGCTTTTTGGTGTGGACAAGGTGGTTAGGATTCACAAGCCACATGGCTATAAAAAAGCTTCAGCAGAAAGAAATTTCACAATTCTAAAAGACACCCTGGAGCCAGCCCCCAACTCCCTTTATTACACACAGCAAGAATATTTCCTTACAATGAACTTTGAAAAATGCCTGGAGTTTGGTGAAATGGCATTAATGTTCAAAGACCTTGATGATACTCTGAGATATGAAGTTCTTTGCAATATGGGCAGATGTGCAAAGCCAGAGAACAGGCTGAAATATCTTGGCCAGGCAATTGCCCTCCAGCCAGATAGAAGAGAGGCACACTATTGGACAGCATTGGAATATGCTGGAAGGGGTCAATGGGCTAAAGCCTGGGGCTCTGCCAGGGCGGCCATGAGCTTACCAAGACCAGCTTCACACTACTGGAACCAGGTAGAAGCCATCTATGGGTGGCAATCAATAGACCTTTATGAGACTGCTTCTGCTTGTGTTGGCAAGGCTGATGAGGTGGCAAAGATGAAGAAGATAAAGCCAGCCCCAAGAATAACCATGGTTCATGCAACCAAGGGAAGACCGCAGGTTGCCTGGCAGAGAAGGTTTCAGTGGCTTTCATTGGCTGAAAAACCTATGGAAGTTGAATGGTTATTCATGGTTGATCATGATGACCCAATTGATTACACGCCCCACCAGGCCATTAGATGCAATCCTGGTGGCATTATCAATGCTTGGAACCAGGGTGCAAAACTAGCCAATTCAGACATCATTGTGCAGATGTCTGATGATTGGGCTCCACCAAGACACTGGGATGCCTCTATTTGCTCTTTAATTGGCTCTAAAAACACCGATCAAGTGCTGGCCATATCAGATGGCTACAGAACAGATAAACTGCTCTGTATGGCTATTCTAAACAAAAAGAGGCTTGAGACCCAGGGTGGATGGTTATTCCATCCAGACTACCAGGATTCAGATGGGCTGTATTCAGATAATGAGTTCACAGAAAGAGCCTATGCCGACCAGGTTGTTGTTGAGGCAAAGGACTTGAAGTTTACTCATGAGAACCCAATTCACACTGGCAAAGAAGCAGACAAGCAACTGATTCACCACAACAAGCCAGAGTTTTATGAAAAAGGCAAAGCCATCTATGACAAAAGAAAAGCAAACAACTGGGCTTAAATATGCAAGAAGTAACCATTAACGATTCATTTGGAGGGGCAATGGCCAGGTATAGCTATGGCCTAGATGTTGGCTTGGAGATTGGTGGGGGAACTGGAGATGGCTCCACTCAGTGCATCAGAACAAAAAAGCTTTTCTCAATTGAAAACCACCCAGATAGGGTTGGAAGGCATAGAATGAACCTTGAGCTAAAGGGTGGAGTTTCAATCCAGGGAACAGCAGTTATTCCTAGTTTATGGATGAACAAGAAAGATGTTGAAGAGTTTTATAGAACTACAAAAACAAACTTAAACCAATACCCAGTTGAACAGGTTTTGGGCTGGTATGATGAGTGCCTGGAAACAGCCAAGCCATATAAGACAAGTTCCATTGAGGACATCAGTGTTGAGCATAATGTAAATTTCAACTTTGTGCTTATTGATGGCTCACCATTCTCTGGTGAAGCAGAGCTTCGGTGTGTAAGGCCATTCTTGGCAGAGAAAGCAATCATTGCCCTGGACGACATAAACGACATTAAAAATTGGACTAACTACCACAAGCTAAAAGGCTTTGCCAAACTGCTGTGGGAGGATTGGTCTGTGCGGAATGGAGCCGCTATTTTTGGACTATGATTAAAGGAGTAATTACATCAGAAGCCCCACAAATTCACTGGGAACATCTCAATGTTACTGGAGGCAGGGTTCTAGATTTAGGATGTGCATTCTGGACACAGGCAGAAAGAGAAGAGGGGAATGGAACAGCCAAATATTTTCTGTCTCAAAAGCCAGAGTTTTACATGGGAGTGGACATTAACCAGGGGGACATAACAACCCTTTCAGAGCAATACCCAGAAGGAAAGTTCATCTGTGAAAAGGCAGATTCAGCATTTCAAATGGATTCCTGGATAACTGAAAATTCAATTACCCATGTTAAATGCGACATTGAGGGAGATGAGGCGCATCTCTTGCAGATTGGTAATATTCACAATCTAAAAGAGATTGCCATTGAGCTACACTATTCAGATGCCTGGCTAAATGAATTCATGGATTGGTTCAAGTCTATTGGCTTTGAGTGTTACAGGCATGACTCAGTTTCTTTCTGCTCAGAAATCAGTGTTATATATGGCAGACTAAAATGCTGACAATCTTTACCATTGTTCTCAATGGGATGCCATACATCAACAGGCATCTTGATGAGTTCAAGAAGCTAAAGATTCCATGGCAGTGGAAGATTGTGGAGGGAGTTTCAGAGCCACTTGGATGCACCAGGTGGTGCAAGCAGGTTCCAGACAAATGGCACAAGAACTTTGTTAGTGTGGATGGAACCCATGAATATCTAAATAGCCTAAATGAACCTAATGTTTCAGTTTATTGGCAAGCTAAACCATTTCCAGGGAAATTGGCGATGATTAAAGAGGCTTTGCAGGGAGTAGAAAAAGGGGTGGTAATGGAGATTGATGCTGATGAAATGTGGAGAGCAGACCAGCTAGATGCAATTTATGGACATCTGAAGGGATGTGAAGAGGGTCGTGCAATGCAGTTTCATTGTAATTATTATGTTGGGCAAAACAAAAAGGTTGTGACTAGGCAGGGCTTTGGCTCCAACTGGTATGAGTGGTTCAGAGCCTGGAAGTGGGGGAAGAGCATTGAGTTTATAAGCCATGAGCCACCAAAGCTAAATGTGAATGGTCTTATGATTCCAAGGGGAATGACAGAAGCCTGGGGATTAACCTTTGAGCATTTTGCCTATACAACCAGGGAGCAAGTGCAATTCAAGGAAGATTTCTATGGATACAAGGGGCTGGTTGAAGGATGGGAAAAGCTACAGCAAACCAATGGGCCGGTAAGGCTTTCAGATTATATGCCATTTGTAGCAGACAAGAGTGTCGCTGATGACTCAGCCTAGAACCATAAAATACAGCCAAAGGCTTGGGGATGTTCTCAGATGCCTTCCAGCCTGTAAATATTTGGCAGATCAGGGGCATGAGGTGTTTTTTGATTGCTATGCCCAATATCATGGGGTCTTTGAAATGGTTTCCTATGTAAAGGCTGGACATAGACAGGGGGTAACCATTGACCTGGAGATTTGGCCTAATAGGTATGAGGAGTTTATAAAGAGCAAAAAGACATGGCATGACTTTGTGTATTCCCATAACTCAATCAAGGATGCAGATAAAACTAACATTATCCTGGACAGACTAGATAAAGCACCAGCAGAAGGGCTCCCCACAAATTATGTCTTGGTTGCACCATTTGGAATAAGCCAATCATACAAAAGAGACCCAGTTGTAATTATACAGGATGCAGTTAGAGAATTTGGCAGAGATAATATTATTATTTTATGCCCAGAGGGAGCATCAATCCAAGGGCTCAGAACCTATACAGCACCAACAATTCAAGATATGGCAAAGGCCATTAGGGATGCAGAAGAGTTCCTGGCCGTAAATTCAAGCCCAATCATCCTGGCGTCTGCCGTAAGGAATGGCAAAACAAGCAGACTTTATGGAGAGAAATTTGAGCATAAAGTTCAGAATGTCTTTGATTTTGAGGGGCTTGTAATAATAGATTGACAGGGGTAGTGGGATGTGGGTGGCACAATTCAAACTTCCTATTTCAGCACAGACTTAAACTACATGATAACAGACCTGTGGCAATCTGTCACTGGTCTTGGTTCAAGTGCTGTTTCTGCAAGTGTTACAGACCTGGCAGTGTCATCTGAGTTGGATGTAGGCGGAGATGTTTTTAGAATCACACAGAGTGTTGTTGTCTGTGCATCCATGATTTCTGCCCCTGTAATTGGAAACCTTTGCACGGTGTCTGGTATTGAAAGGATGATTGCTGGATTCTCACAATCCACAGACGGACTTTCCTATACAATAGACATGGCAGAGATTACAACATAAGGCCATGGCATCTATTGAAAGAGAGGTTGAGAATGGGCTTCTCAATGCTGTCTCTGCTGTAACTGGTCTGAATGCCTATACAAGTGAAAGAGGAGAGGCAAGGCTTTTGCCAAACATGGTGGCTCAAGCACAGATTGGGTCTGAGGTTCTCGGCCCATTTACAGGTGTTTTTAGTGTTCCAGCAACCATTACATATACAGCCAGGGCAGACTCAACAACCAGGGTGGCATTCGATGCCAAGTTCCAAGACATCATGAACCAGCTTTACAGGTCTCCAGACCTTCCAACATATATGACAAATGTGTCCAGCATCTCAGTTTATGTTGCTAAGGTAACAAGTGAAAGCCCTCAGATCATTGCCCAGAATAGAACCTGGTCAAAAACAATCACCCTGGACATAAGTGCAACAGCTAAAAAATGAGCCAATCAATCCAGCTTAACCTAGAGAATGCCATTGCAAGCATTCTGTCTAGTGTGTCTAATGTTAATGTTTATACAGCTAATCGTGTTGGGGCTAGGCTTTACCCATTTGTAACTATCCAGGCATCTATTAACTCCCAGCTTCTTGGGAACTATACTGGTGTCTATGATTTGAATGTTCTGGTGAACTACTCAGACACTGCTGATAAGATTACCCAGGATGACTTTGATTCAAAGTATTGTGATGTATTTAATGCATTCTATGAGCAAACGCCAACACTGGTAGCCAAGATTCAGAATGTAATAGCCAATACAAAGGTCTTTATGGCCAGGATTGTAAGCCAGACACCATCTATAAGAACAGATAAGGATGCCTGGCAAAGAGGCTTAACACTGAATGTTTATGCAACACCACAATGAGGGCTATTTTATTTATCTCTATTTCTGGAATTATCTGTTCCTGTAGTCCTATGCAGGTTGTAGATAACCAAGAAACTAAATACCCAAACACTCCAACCATGGGAGATGTTGAGAGGGCATCTGCTGGAACCTTATGAGCGGTGAGGTTGATTGGTCTAAAATCTCTGATGAGGAGAAGATTGGGGCGTTATCCTATCTTTTCGATGAGGGATTCATTGAGGCCTACCAGGATGATAGTGGAGAATGGTTCATTAAGGTTACAGAACCAGGTTCAAGGCTATGAGTGAAAATGACTCCAGTGAAATAAAGGAGCGTCTTGCTAGGATGGAAGAACGCCAAAAGAATATTTCATCAATGCTTGAAATGAGTCTTTCTAGATATGCTGACCTTGTAAATAGGGTGGGTGCATTAGAGGTGTTAAAGCACAGAATGCTTGGAATGGTTGCTGTGGCTGGCTTCCTTTTCACCATTGGATGGGAAATCCTAAAATCAAAATTTCTATCTAAACCCTAACTTGACATAAAGGAGACATTACTATGCCCGCAACGACTATTGGACAACCCGGATTGGTTTTCGGGGCAACTACTGAAGGAATTGGACTTATTCAAAGCTTCAGTGAAACTCGCAACATTGAGAAAAGTGAAATTCGCGATCGGACTGGCGACATCGTTGGTATTGCATATTACAATGCAACCACTGGATACAGCCTCTCTGTTGCTGTAACTGGTGCTTATGCTGTGACTGCTGGAGCCGCCCTGGCCGCCCTAGCTAATGCAACCACAGCAGTTGGCACTGGCTCGCTTCGCATTGACTCCATCACTATTAACAAGAGCAATGATGCCTTTGTTACCTTGGACATCAGTGCCACTGGATACCCTAACGTAAGTTAATAAGAATACTGGGTTCAATCCCCAGATCATGAAATCCTAAAATGGAAGGCCATACTTACTGGGGAACAACAAATCTCAAGGTTGCATCTGCTGTTGCGGCCTTTGGTGCAAAGCCTAGACCTGTCGATCCTGTAACCAGGGTAATTAAAGATGGACAGCAACAAGTAACATTCTGGTTTATATCTGATGGCAATGGAGATGTTGCAAAAAAGGAAATGGAGAGAACATGGGCAGATATGCAATCTGATGAGGAATCTCCAATTAGATATGTTAGAGCGGCCTTAGAGAACCGAGAAACATTGTTAGGGCTCGTTAAGAGAGCAGAGCCGATTAGAATTATCCAGGTAGGTGGGCAAACCCTCATGGTGCCGGAGAATGCCAGCCCAGAAAGAAAGAAGGCACTTTTAAGACATATATGAATGACATCCTAGAAGAAGCATTGGAATCAGCCTTTGTGACTCCAGAAAAGCAGTTCAAGGGTGAATCCCTTGCACCATATACAGAGGGCTCAAGGCTATTGATGATACAGGCTAGGAGTGATGAGGACTCAACGCAGTTCTTTATTTGGGCTTTTATATTCCTTCATATTAAGCTTAATAAAAACAGAAAAGAAGCCATTAGGCTCTGCTGGAACAAAGACCTATTTAGAGAATCAATTCTTGATTGGATTGTAGACAAAACAGAATCAGACAGGGAAACTGCAAGCAGTCTGGTTGCATCCATTCTTGATGAAGCAAACAGGGGACAGGTTGAGCCTATCCCAACCCCAGGGGCAACAGCCCAGGGAAACTGACACAGCCAACGGGCATAGCGGCCTCTGTATTCTCGTTGGCACAAAGGACAGGTTGGAGCATAGATTACATTATGTGGGAGCTTCCAATCAGCTTATTCCACCAGGCAAACCATGTTCATCTGTGGATGTCTGGAGTTAAGTTGAGAAGAAGGGCTTATCTAGAGACTACAAATATTGAGGAACTTGAAAAACAGCTAGGCTTATGAGCTTCAAACTAGATACCAGGCAATTTGAAAGAAGGCTCCAGCAGTATGTTCCACTGGCAAGAAAGGACATAACCAATGAGCTTAATAGGCGTTCTGCCAATATCCTCATGAAGGCCATTGTTAATACAGAAAAGGCAAGCCTGGGGGCTCTAAGGTCGTTCTTTTCAAGGACTGCAACGGTGATGAGAGCAAGAACAAACAAGAAAACAGGCATAACCAAGATTACAAAGCCAAGGCAGAAGGTTGTTCATGGAACCATGGATGGCTATAGAATAGCTAACTATAGAAGGAACATAAGGCTTGGAAGAAGGCCAACAGGCAACCCTCCTGGTGGTGGATTGGGTGGAGCCTCAATGAAGGCATACATAAGGAAAACATTCAAAGCCCTGGGCAGTGCAGTTGGTTATTTGAAGTCTGGCTGGTTGCCAGCATTAAGAGTTTTTAAGCAGTCTGGAGGAGCAAAGGATTCTGCAAAATTAAGGGGCAAAAAGGGAACAGCAAGCTTTGGTGGTGGTGTAAAAGCTACTCCAGGTGAAACCATGAGAACCTATTTTTACTCGACAGCCAACCCAAGGACATTTGCAAAGGGGCCGGTTTCCATTGAAACCAGGCTAAATACAGCACTACAAAAGGCTGTAGATGAAGAGACAGAAGATATGATGGTCTATATCTTCAGAAAAATACAGGAGAGGGCTGACAAGAGCTTAATGTCATGAAGAAGGTCGCAGAGGGAGAGTTGCTAATTCACACCCAGAAATCTGGGCAGAATGTTGATAGGCTTAGACAATACCTAGCAAGCCTTAGGGCTGAATCACAGAGAACAAGTGTTGGAATGGATGACCTGGCAAAAAGCATATTGCAAGCAGGGGCAAGGGGATTGTCTTTAGGCAAGATAGTTAAGGGGTTAGCTGGCGCGGCTGGATTTGGTGGCTTTGGTGTAGCGGCATATCTTGCAATTGATAAAATGACCAAGGGGCTAATTGATGCCCAAGAGGAATCAGACAAGCTTGCAGAGACATTAAATAAAGCAGTTGGAGCCAGGGCCGGAGATAGCATTGAGGGAACCATCCAAAAAATGCAGTCTCTCACAACTGCAATAAATGAAAGCAAGACTGCAATTGGCAACCAGGGTGTTATGAACTCTATAGCCGCATTCTTCTTTAATGACGATGCAGATAAGGCGGCCAAGGCTTTTGAAAAGGCAGTGGAAACCAGGATTGCACTTGGAGATAAACTTACAAAGCAAGAGGCAGAAAGAATTGCACAGCAAAAAATCATCATGGACTTAGATGATGAAATGGCTGAAGTCTTTAAGATCAACATTGAGACAAGAAAGAAGCTTGGCCAGATTGAAAGCAACGATGCCCTTACTTCACAGCAAAAGCTTGAACAGGCTGACTTGGCCAGAGAAGAACAGGCAGATAAGCTAAGATCATTAAGACTTAAAAAATCCAAGGAAACAGACAAGAAGATTGCTGAAGAAAAAAAGAAAACTGATGAGGATTCTGCAAGACTTTCAATAAAAATTACAGACAGCCTAATTAAACAAGAAGAGGCATTGTTTGAAAAGGGAGTTAAAGACTTCAAGGACTCTCAGGAAGAAAAGATTAAAGCCGCTGAAGAGGCTAATAGACAACTTGTAGCGGCATCAAAAAAGGCAATAGATAAAGTTAAAGAACAGGATGACCAGGCAAGAAAGGACACTGAAGATACCGTTGGAGGTGATGTGGGTGTTCTCCTGGCATCTAAGGCAGGTTCACAGGCGTTAGATCAAGCAAGAAAGGTAAGGGCTCAAAAGAATCCGCAGGAAAATTTTAGAACTCAAGAGGCAATATTATCATCAGAGGCAGAAAGGCTTTCAAAAGCTGAAGGCAAAAAAGTAACCATGCAAGATGTTAGGGTTAGAATGGCAACAAGAGTGGCGGCCACTGAGATGCCAACCTTGGGAGAAAAGCTTGCAGGGACAGCGGCCGGCATTGAGCCAGCACAGGTTGCAAGGAGCAGGTCTGAAGCAGTA